GAGTTCGGCAAGCATGTCCAGGAACAGGTTTTCGAACCCGTCAATGAGACGTTTAAAGCCGCCTTCACCTTCTTTGAAAGCATCCTTGAAGGCGTCTTTAAATCCCCCTTCAACCTCATCAATGAAGCGCCTGTAGAGGTCGAGGTTTTTGTTCAACGCGCGCTCGCGCTCTACTGCAGATCGGTTGGCAACGGTGATCGCTTCTGCTTCAACGCGGGCTTGCTCTTCAGTGAGTTCAATGCCCGCTTCTTTGGCAAGGTTGAGCAATTCTCGAACGATCAGCTCTTCTTCGCGTTGTTCTTGGGTAAGCGTTGAGAGCTCAATTTCCTCTCTTAGGCCCTCGCGAAATTCGGCCAGCTTCTGAACAGCGTCTTTATGGTTTTCAACCCAGACTTTGCCAGCGGCATTGTTTGCAATGGTCGCGTTTGTCAGATCGTCTTGCGCAGCTGCCCATGCTTGAATTTCAGCGGCAGGCTTTTGGTCCAAAACACTTGCCAGCTCGTCATCGAGCGCCGCAAGCAATTCATTATATTCCGCCTGGTTCGGAATGTTGCCGGTCGCCAACGCCTTGTCGAGCAGCGCCACCGCCTGGCGGTAATCAGCAACCGCCGTGCCAATGGGATCGAGTGTCGCCAGGAGCTTTTCATAAGCCGTTAGCTCATCGCTTGTGAGCGCAAGCGCATCCGATGTCTCACCTGCTGCTTCGCCGAGAGCGGTGACGCCATTGGTCGTCTGGATGATTGCCAAATTGCCAGCGAGCGCTGCATCGCGAGCAATCTCTAGCGCGACAGACAGACGATGGATTTCGTCAGCGGTCGTCGCCTCCGCCATTTGTCCCAGTAACCTGGTGACAAGACTCTGGGCAGCATTCCGCTGGACTTCAAGGCTGCGAAGCGCGGCCTTTTCAGCCTCGGTCGCTTGGTCGCGGAAAGCATCCGTGACCCGCTTTGTCTCTCCGGCCAAATCCCGCTGTGCAATAACAGTCTCTTCGGCTTGCCCCTGGTAGAGCAGGAGAGCCGTGGTCGCAGCCCCGATGGCCAGCGCCCATGGTCCCCCCAGGGACTTACTCGCCAACGCCAAACCTCGGGTTGCGACAGCCGCTGCATTGGTGGCTACGGTTTGAGCAACCAACTGGGTGGTTGCCACAGCGCCAAAGGTCGACATCAGCTGAAAGCCGACAGCCGCTCCCGTTGTTGATGCAGTTAGTGCCGTGAAAGCCAGCGTCAGCCCTTTAGCAACGGCCAACCCAATGAGGACGTCCATAACAACGCTGCCGACCTCAATGATCTCAAACAGATTATCCGCCACAGCTTTAGCGGCTGGGGCCAAAGTGTTGATCAAGGGATCGCCAAGCTCTGTGGCGATCACGGTCATGGATGCGGAGAATTGATTGAAATTGTGATCGGCGGCACTCACGCCTTCGGTCACACGGCGCAGGGCTTCTTCTGTATCACCCGCTGAGTTTGCGACGTCATCCAACCCATTTGCGAAATTCTCAGCACCTTTGCCGGTGAGCGTGAGCACCGGCAAAAGGGCTTCCGTACCACCGAACAGGAGGGCCAATTTGTCAGCGCTGGCGTCGGTCTTATCAACTAGATGATCCAGAAAGCCAGCCCAGCCTTTTGTGGCAAGGCTCGCTGCGTCAAATTCAATGCCAAGCTCTGCGGCAAGTTCCTTGGCTTCGCCCGATGGCTTCAGGATGGCAGCCATTGCCTGCGCCATGCCCTTCATGGCCTTCGACGTGCTATCGCCACCCTTGGTCACAGCAATGACGGTGGCCAACACTTCGTCCAGGCTCACATCCAACTGTGCGGCCAATGGCGCGACCGAGCCAATGGAGGAAGAGATTTCGCCGATGGTCGTTTTACCACCCTTCATCGTGGCAAAGAACTTGTCGCTTACTTCGTCGGAACTACCAACCGCATCGCCAAAGGCATTCAACGTGGAGGTCAGCCCGTCCGCAGCGACCTCAACTTCCGTGATCCCGCCAACTGCCAAGCGGTTGGAAGTCCGCAAAAGCGCCATTCGCTCGGCGGCTGTTTCAGCACCGGCAGAAACGATTTGATAGAACGCCTTGGCTTCCGCCTCCGGCAGCTTGCCAAACTCAATTGAGATTTCCTGCAACTCGCGTCGCAGCCCCGTCATTTCACCTGTGCTGGCGAGCAATGTTGACACTTCGCCCAGGGCGGCGGCAAAGCCACGAGCGCTATCAATGGTGCCAGAGAACAGGGCTCCGACCGATGCAATACCGAGAGTGGCGAGGCCGATTTTTAAAACACTCGCTGCACGTTCTGCTGACAAGAGCGATGTACTTAAATCACCAGTGTTGCGCCCAAGGTCTTTTGTTTCTTTGCCGGTGCGTTTTGCGGCGTCACCAAGATCGTGGAGCGCCTTATCGCCCTTCTTTATCTCGCCAACAAATTTGCCGCTCTCATCAACCCGCAGGACAAGGCTAACGACCTGATCATTACTCATGATCGTGCTTCCTCAGCAAAAACCTTCAGCGCTTCGGCCTCCATGATCTGCAGCGCGTCGAGCATGGGTGCATCAAATGCAAGGCCGAGCGCATCGGCCACTTGTGCCGCTGCCCCATAGTCGAGGCCCGTGCGAATGAGGCGCGCGGAGTTCATCGTGTTGATCATTTGCCTGTGCCACTGTGTGCCCAGGCGGTGGAACAATTGAAACGGCTCAACGCACTCAGGCTGCAGGACCAGATCTTCCTCTTCGGTCTCTTGACGCATCGCGGCGACGTCTGATTGCTTTGCACCAAGGCCCTGCATTTGCTCCGCCCGTTTTTCTGTGTCTGTTACGCGCTGACCGTCAATGGAGCCACCGGCCCAGAGGCGAGCAGCGTCTTTTAGTTTTTTTCAACGCGCCCCATGCGGCAGGCGAAATAGGCGGTGACCAATTCCGTCTTGATGGCGGGCTGCCCCATCACATAATCAAAGACATCGTCATCAAACCCGCCATCGGGATTGTCCTCTCGATCAAACCCTTCCAGATCATGCAGCACGCGCTGCATCAAAAGCCTGTCGCTGCCTTTGCGACCGACAGCCTGGCGGATCAAGGCGAGGCCTGCGTTATCGGCGGGACCATCACTGTCGGTGCTTGCAGGGTTCTCTGGGTTCATCACTTCATCTAGCTGGTCATCGTCGAGGATCTCGAACTTTGCCACCAATTTGAATTTGGTCGTGGTGCCGCTTTCGTTTGGATAGGTGAACCAGACCGGCCACTTGACGATAGGGTTGGTGCCTTTAGCGGGAATGATGAACTTGCCTGATTTGCCTGACATGCTGTCCTCGTGTTTTTACTAAAATGAAGGGGAGTGCCTGGCCGGAAACCCGGCCAGGGTGTTGCTTAGATAAAGGTCAGTTTCAGATCATCGTCGCCGCTATCGCCAGCGGTGAGCAGAAGGTCGAGCTTGTAGGTGCGTTCGCCTTCAGAGCTGCCCATATCAACGCCAGTGATTTGTACCTTTGGCGCGTCCACCTGGACTTTCTTGGCCGCCGTCGATCCGTGCACGATTTGGAGTGCAGAGAGGCTGGCGGCTTGTAGCGCGGCATAAGGATCAAAGCCTGCAATTGAGCTCATCAGGAACTCGACTTGACCGGTTAGCCCGCGCTCACCGCTTGCCCGGATCGCTTCTTGATTGGGCAGGTTGCGATAAGTGACGTTGGACGGATCACCGACGCTGAACCCCACAAGCGGCATAGCAAAGCCCATGAAGTCCGCAATGAGGGTCGCTTCTTTGGAGACCGTCTCAGGAGCCAATTGGCTTGAGAAGTCTGCGGCGGGCAGAACCTCATCGCTTGGTTGCGTCCACAGCCCCATACCACTGAATGTGAAATAGGGCACCGCGCCCGCTGTCATCTCAAGCCCCATAGCACCACGCCATGAGGTCAGCTTGTGCAGGATCGTGTCGAGATAGGCGTAGAGCGTGGCGCTGTCTTGCGCCGCCGAAACCGGATCATATTCGACGCTTGTGATGGCGGTGATGGTCTCAGCGAACTGAGAGGCCAGAAGCAGATCACCATAAGCAGGCCGTGTGCCGAGCACGCCGGAGGTTTGCATTTCAACTTTGAAACTTGTGGTGCCATGAATGCCGTGAATAAGGCTTGGGGAAGCCCCGCGACCAGGACGGTCGAGATCCCGTTTGACCTCGGTCTTTTCCGCTGGCTTGAGCGAAAACGAGTTTGTTGCAATGGCGTTTGCCACACCAGTGGGCACCGCATCCGTGCCCTCAGTCACTTCCTTTTTAACAAGGACAAGGACTTCCTTTTCATTGATCGTCGTCATTTGCCGTTACCTTTCGTTCCGCCACGTGGCGACTTAGCCGTCTTGGGCTTGTTGGCTGTGGGTTTAGCTGCGGCTGGCGATGGCCGGTCAGGCGTTCCGCTACCGCCAGCCGCGCCCCCAACGCCTTCGGACTTCTTGGCCGAAGGTGGTGCTGAAGGAGAAGGGGTTCCGGCAGGCTGTGTTGCCGCAATCTCGCCTGTGACTTTGCCGTCTTTATCTTTGAAAATGGTGCCGCCTTGACGTGCCATCAGATTGTCTCCGTTAGGTAATGGGCGGCGGTGAACGTGAGTTCCCACCAAAGTGTTGAGGATTTTTTGTCGATCACGAGAAGGCGGCTGCGCTTGATCTCTAGCGCGTCGCGACACTCCGGATGTTTCCAACCGTCCAGAATCTCAAGGGCCTCATCTTTAACGGTCTTCAGTTTGTCTAAGGCCTTTTCGCCGTCTTTGCCTGCGTGCTTGAAAGCAATCAGCACCACAAAGCGGGCTTTGCCGAGTTTGCGGTCCGTGGTGGTTTTGCGTTCACCATAGTCAGACCCGGCATAGAAGACAGATGCAGACGGGCTGGCATTGGGCGCACCGTCAACTGCCAAATATCCACCGACACTATCGACGGTTCTAAGGCCCGTTGAAGCTGCCTTTAAATACTCGTTGAGGGGCTCTATTGAGGGTTCTGTTTTCATAAGGAACCCCATGCGCCGATGATGGCCGCGCCGTAAATATCGTCGATGGTGAGCTGGTCGCTATCCGACACGCCAAGGTAGGGACGCGCAGGCAGCTCAACCGCTAGGTTCCGGCCAGCTTTGCCGCCGCCCTGGTGAATAGCTGCATAAATGACATTGGTGCCGAGGGTGAGTTCATTGCCCGTGACCTCATAGCCGATGCTGTCACGTAAGCGCGATGTGTCCACGAGCGTTTGACCGTTTTGAGCGGTTGCACGCTCACTTGGTTTCCAGGGTGTGCCGTCCGGTGCAATGTTGGTCTCAAAGCGTTCAAGCGTGCTGTCTTCCAGCGCTGCCCCGATCAGGTTGAGTTGACCCGCCGGATCTGCACCCAACGCCTGCAGGCGATCAAAACCGGAAAGCGCGTCGGCAGCATCAAGGGCAAGGGAGAGGGCGATACCGGACATTAGTAGCCCCCCATTTCATCTTCGATGAGCGGGCGGTCTGGGCGCGTGACGACAACGCCTTGCGATTGAGTGGGCTCACTTGTGGCGGCATCATCATCACCGAGACGCGCAGTGCCCCGCGAAATATCCTTCAACCAGGAGAGCGTGTCGTCCCGGTCTTTGGTGATCTGCTCAGACGCGCCATCATCGTGCAACTGGTA